GTTCTCGGTTCTACGCGGGCGCACGAAACGTTGCTGACGATTCGCAAGTGCCGAATATGGGTGGGCGATTTACGGTTTCGATTGCTCCCATCAAGCGCAATCGTGTCGCGGTTGCTCTGCATAACCTTTTCTACGGCAGGAAGCGCCGAGGGATCTTTTACGGGCACCTCTTGGAATTTGGCCACGCAGATAGAGCTGGCAAGAGCGTCCCTGCACGACCGTTCCTAAAGCCTGCGCTTGATTCTCGTGGATCGCAGGCAGTCTCGACGCTCGCTGATCAACTGCGTGCACGCATCGCGCGGCACTTAAAGCAAACCGCAAAGAAATGATTTCCAAATTGGTTCGATTCCTTATGCGGCCGTTCAACAAACGGAAAGCAGAGAGAGCCGTGTCTGTCGTTGTCACAGGAAGCATCTACAACTTGGATGACTTTCGCGCGGCTGTACGGGCCGCTCTTTGCGAACTGGAAATCAAGTGATCGACCAGGACTTAGTTGCTTACCTAGCAGGACTAGGTACGGCGGCTGCTGCGCGCGTGTATTTGGGCAACGCCCCGCAAGACAAGCTGAAACCGTTCGTTGTTGTTCGTCGTACCGGCGGATCTGTACCGAAAACACTCGGCGGCGTCTCGCTGTTCGAGCGCTCCGAGTTTTCCGTCAACGTCATAGCGGACAACTACACAGACGCATATCCCACGGCTAATTCAATTCGCGACGCGCTCCACGGATACACCGGCGCGATGGGCTCCACGTCCATCAAGAGCGGGCGCTGCACGCAATTCCCAACCGATCAGAGCGAGATCGACGGCGACAAGGTGATTCGCTGGGTCGCATCCAGCTTTTTGTTCATGCACTCCTGAGGTGATCTATGGCTATTTACGGCGCAAATGTCAGCGCAAAACTCTACATGGGAGCAAGCACTGCATCGACGCTCCCGGCTCCGGGCTCGGATACGTTCACCGAAGTTCCTTTGCTTGGCAGCATCACGCCGCCAGCGAATGTCATTTCGGTTGGCTTCTTCAATGTACTGAACGATGCGGACCGTCGCTCTATCGGTGGCAAGTTGGGAGACCGAACTGTACCCGGCAATCTCGTGATCGATTGGACGCAAACGGTCCACACGAACATGTACGCCGATTCGATTGTCGCCGGTGGCCGAAAACGAAATTGGTACATCGAATATCCCGATGCCAACAACCGCCGCCTTGACTTCGTGGCGTTCGTATCTGAATGGACGGAAGAAGCATTCGATGCCGGTGAAGATGCGAAAGAGCATCGCGCGAGCTTTGTTCTGACTGTTGACGGCGATGTGACGGTGACTGCATGAGCGTTCGCGAGATTCTTAAGAGGTCTCGCGCGAAGGTTCATCCGTGCGAGATTTCCACTGGAACGGTCCATGTAAAGTCGATGAGCGGCGAGGCTCGGCAGCAATACGCGGACTTGGTTCATAAGAAGCCAACCGGAATTCCGCTGCATCTCGTCGCTGCTTTGGGTCTCTGCGAAGAAGACGGAACCATGCTTTATGACTGCTCCACAGAGAAAGGCGCAGCGATAGCCGAAATCGAGCTTAAGGAAATCGATGGCGCTGACCTCCAGGCTATTGTTCTCAAGCTCTATGAAGTCTCGGGACTTGCGGGCCGATCCGTCAAGGAAGCCGAAAAAAAATCAGAGGCCAGCCCGAGCGATTGATGTGGTTTCGGCTCGCGCTGGCGCTCGGGTATCCAACCGTCGAAGCATTGCAGGAAGACGTGAACTCCGAACAGTTCACGGAATGGCAGGCGTACTTTCAGATTGAACCGTTTGGCTTCCCTGTAGATGAGTGGCGATGGGGAATGTTGGCGGCAAACATCTGCAACGCTGTTCGGTCAACGATCCCGCTACCGAAAGGTGCGCGCCGTCCGAAGATGCTGAAGGCATCTGACTTTTTCCTGACTCGAAAAGAATCTGACCTAACACCTGAGCAACAGGCTCACATAGAGAGAAAGAGGAAGCAGAAGCGTGGCTAGTGCGACCAGGATCAACCTGGCTCCTGACATTCCAGATAAGCAGTGCCGCGCGTGCCTTGAGATGAAGCCCGATTCTTTCGCCTTCTTCGGTCGCTACAAGGGCTCTAGATACGCCTCCAGAGGTGTAAGGAAAAGGATTTGCCTGGATTGCGAAAGGCGGCAGTGGGAGAGAAACAGACAGGCGCTCTCGTCAACGTCACCTTGTCGCGTTGACGGCTGCGACGGCGGTGCAGCCACGATCAAGCATCGTCTCTGCGACGCCCACATGCGAAGGCTTCAGAAAAAAGGCGACCTGCTTACCGGTCAACCTATTCGTAGGTTCAGCGTCAAGAAAGGAAGCGGGTACGTTGACCGAAATGGGTACAAGCGGATTCGTGTGAGACGTGGGCGCGGCGATATCTGTTCAATAGCAGAACACAGGATCGTCATGCAGAAGCATCTCGGTCGCGAGCTGTTGCCGAACGAGAACGTCCACCACAAGAACGGCGATAGATCGGACAACAGAATTGAAAACCTTGAGCTGTGGTCGAAAGTTCAGCCGCAAGGGAAACGAGCTAGCGACTTAGTTAAGTACGCATACGAGATTTTGGCGCGATACGAGAAAGACTACTTGTCTGGAGCTTTAACCGATGGCTAGCGCCGGGACCGTCGAGGTAAGTTTCGCGGCGGAAACCGCAAAATTCACGGCCCAACTCAAGCAGGTCAATGACCGCTTGAAGGGGATGGAGAGTGGGTTCTCCGCTGTCTCTACTGCCGCCCGTGCGTTTATTCCTGTTCTTTCTGTAACAGCGATTGCGAGCTTTGTTCGCACCGCTTTAAGTGCGGCGGATGCGTTGGGCGATGTCGCCGACCGAATTGGCGTATCTGTTGAAGCGCTGTCTCGCCTTCAGTTTGCCGCTCAAGAGTCCGACGTTGAGATTGAAGCGCTCAACAAATCGTTACAGCGGTTTCAGATCACTGTATCCGACGCCTTCCAGGGTATCGGATCAGCACAGCGTTCTTTAAGCGCGCTCAACCTTACAGCCGCAGATCTTCGCGGCATTGGGCTCGAACAGCAGCTCGGCATTATTGCCGATCGCTTTAACCTGTTGAGCGACCCAGCCGACCGTACACGTGTCGCGGTGGACCTCTTCGGCAAAAGCGGCGCGGAGCTTGTGCCACTGCTTGCGCGCGGGTCCGCTGGTATTTCGGAACTGACACGGCGCGCGGACGAGCTTGGCATTACGCTGAACGGTCGCGCTGTCGATGGGATAGATCGAGCATCAAAAGCCCTGGATCGACTTGCTGCTTCTGCAAGGTCTGTAATAGCGAATAGATTCGGAACGCTCGTAGCAGATATTTTTGGAAGCGGTGACGAGTTGGCGGACGCACAGGCGCGTCTCGATGCATTGATTCAGCGGCGTAGATTACTGCTGGAAAGTTCCGACGGGGAAGCAGTGCCTGGCGTTGCTGAGTTAGACGTCAAAATCAAGCTTGCAGAACAAGAACGCAACCTTATCAATCTTCAGAGGTTTCGAGCTGAGGCAGAAGCTAGGGCGAACGATGAGAACTTGGTTGTGTCTCGCGTCGCTGAGCGTCTCAATGTCAGCATCGAAGAGGCCAAGCGTCAGATCGAGGAATTCGACAACTTTCTGGCGTCCGGTGGCCAGATCGAGATTACCGCACGGCGCACCGACGATCTGACGTACGAGCAAGAAGTAGCTCAGATCCGCGCCGAAAGCCAGATCGAGTTCGAGCGAGAGACCAACGCGCTGATGCTGGCCGAGCAGCAACGGTTCATTGAAGAATCGCAGCGCCTAGCAGATCAAGGCGCAGAAGAATATTTGCGCGCAGTGTCGCGGCGTAACGAAGAAATCGCATTACAGGAGCGTCAGCACAGAGAGCTGCAACTGAGGGATCAGCAAGCGTACTCGGAGTCTCGAATCGCGATGGAGCGCAACACGATGAATGCTGCCGTCGGATATCTGCAAGCTCTTGCGACTCGTAGTAAGACCGCTGCAAAGATCCTGGTCGCGATCAATAAAGCACAGGCCATTGCAAAGGCGATCCAGAACACTGCGACCGCATACACCAATGCCCTAGCCAGCGTTCCGTATCCAGCCAACATCGCCGCTGCTGCGTCTGTCGCTGCATTGGGCGCGGCGCAGGTCGGACTTATCGCGGCAACTGGTTTTGAAGAGATCCGCAGCATCAACAACGGTGGCGCGCAGCTCGGGAGTGCTGTGAATCCTGTATTCACGCAAAACTCCAACGTGAGCTTTGACAGCAACCAAGCCAATGACGCAGCCCAATCACAGCGCACGGTACAAGTTGTGATCAACGGCCCGATCTACAACACGGACGACTTCCGGGCCAGTGTGGCCGACGCCCTGAAAGAGCTTGACGACATCGATCATGTGATCTTTTCGCCCAATGGGCAGCAAGCGCAGACGATTAGAAACGGATGACGCAGATCATTTACACCGCTTTGCGTGAGCTAACAGGAGCCACGCAGGCGAACCAATTGGCGTCGCTAGATGTTGGGATATCTGACTATGCGAGCAGTCGCAGTGTCGAGAAGGACGTTAAGCGCGCGAAAGGTGGTGCTAGAGAGATTCTGTATCACCGCGCGGACGTGATTCACAACATCACTTTCGAGCCGGTCAATGGATATCGATTGAAGCAATTGCAAGAGTTCCTGGCGTCAACCGAGTCAGGGGAGTCGTTCAAGATTTTCCTATATGGGACAGAGGCATTGCCGGTCACTGTCTATCGTAGTGACGACGGGGCGGCGTTAGAACCCTTCATGCCGGTGGGAACATCTGATCAAGACTACTGGCGCGCGAGTATTTCTGTAACCGAGGTATGAGGTCAGACGCAGAACCGTTTCGCAGCAGGAATGCGGCGACGGTTAAATATCCTCGCATTGTCGTAAAGATCGAGTTCGATGTTGAGTCGATCTTTTTGACGAGTCACACGGGAATCAAAGACATTCCAGGTGTGATCATCGAAGGCGTCGTTCAGGAGCCGAACGCGACCTCACAAAAGATCGTCCCTGATGAAGCGCGCTCAGAGATTGGCGCATTCTCGTTCACGCTGATCGACAAGGACGAAGCGTTTACCGATGCCATCCGCACGCGCCTTTTAGACGATGGCTACGGGCTGCGCGGAAAGAAAGTCCGCTTGTATATCGGCTATGCCGTGGCGGTTCCGGTATCCGAGACGAGCGGGACTGCCTTTGGCGCTGGCCCTTACGGTAGCGGTCCCTTTGGCGGTGCGTCAGTCTCCTATCCCGATGTAGCGTTCGAGTGTAGCTTTGACGACTTTGGTCTATTTCAAACACAGGTCATCACGGGCGTTCAATACGACGCTGGCGTCTATCACATCCAGTGTAAGGACATCACGCGCGAACAGCGCGAAGACATCTTTGAGCCAAAGGTTACGAACCTAGCTCAAGAACTCGCCGCAGGCGTGACGACGGTCGAGGTCTACGATACTTCAGACTTTCACCCTATTGCTCACGGAACGAGCTACAGCGACTCGCCGTCCGCAACAGTCGGTTATATCAAGATCGACAAAGAAATTATTAAGTACACCGGGAAAACAGCATCTAGTTTCACCGGCTGCACTCGCGGGGCGCTCAACACGAAGGATGTTCCGCACACATTCGAAAGCACTGTAGACCAAGGACGAAGGCCGAAGGTAGAGGAATACATCTACCTTGAGGAGCCCTGCGTAAAGCTCGCGTACAAGGTTCTAACGGGTAGAGACCCGCTCACAGGCGTCACTTGCTGGCCGCCTCATTGGCATCTTGGAATCTCGCCGAGTCTTGTCCGCGTCGCTGACTTCACCGGGATCGACGATGATCTTTGGGATACGACTGACGATACTGTCGGGGTCGTTGGGTACTTCGAAGGATTGAAGAAGGTCACCGGCAAGCGGTTCCTTGAGTCCGAAATCTACATGCTGCTCGGGTGCTATCAGCGCGTCTATGCTGATGGGACGATTGGCCTTAAGCGAATGAATCACGTCCTGGCAGACTCGGCCAGTGTCGTGACCCTTGACGAAGATAACTGCGTGTCGTGGTCAGAACTCAACCACGAGTACGGCAAGATGCACAATCGCATCCGCATCGATTGGAACTGGAACGGAGAGGAATTTACACGGACGACGCTCTATATCGACGAAACATCGATCGCTTTGCACGGTTCTGCGCCGGTCAAAACATATCAGTTCAAGGGACTACACGGATCGCGGCACACGGACGCCATTATCCGTAAGCGACTGGACGCGATTCGGGATCGTTACAGCCAACCGCCGGAAACGATCAGCGTATCTGTGCTCCCGTCGCTCAATGTGTTGGAGATGGGCGACATTGCGCGCGTTCAGCTTTCGACAGTTAGAGACTTTGCAGCGGAAGGCGATCACATCGATCGCAGTTTTGAAATACAGCAAGGCTCCTACGACTGGGGAAGAGGCGTTGTTAGCTTTGACCTCTTCGGCTCCACCGCAAGAGCAGAAACGACCGCGACAACGACTGACACGTCCTCACTTCCGAGCGCGTTCTATACAGACCGAGGAACGAACCTCACCAGCGTTTGCACGATTGTCGTAACTGGTGGCGTCGGGGTGATCCAGCCTGGCAGCTACACGCTGAACGGCCACGCGGACGTTAACGACAGCTCAGCGATCTACTACTACAACGGCGACTTACAGCTCGCGGCCGGGGCAACGTTGGTCATCAATGACAACGTACAGATTCGGCACAATGGCTTTTTCCAGATCAACGGAGCGATTGACGGCGTAGGAAACGGAAAGGCCGGTGTAGCAGACACAGGCTCCCATCCATCAACCACGGCAGGAACGCCTGGGTTCGTTGGTAATACGCGCGGCATGGATGGTGTCCTTAGCGTATTGCCGACCGGTCGAAAGCAAAATCCTTACCTAGACACAGTCCCGTGCGCGCTCACGGAAGGGCAGTACAGCGCTTTCCCCTATCTCGATCTAACGGTTAGCGGAAACGACATTCTAGGGATTCCATCGGATCTGCGCGGCACTTCTGGCGGCGGTGGCGGCAAGTCTGCCACCGATTTCATGGGAACAGCGACGACACTGGCTGTCGGCGGTACGGGTGGCAATTCCGGCGCGGGTCTCGTTCTTGTCGGAAAGGGCGTAGCGTTTGGTGGTGCGGGATCTATCGATCTATCCGGCGACAATGGTACGGCAGGCTCGCTTACGCTAGACGCTTACTCAGGTGCGGGTGCTGGCGGTGGGCCTGGCGCGCTACTGATACTGATCGACGGTGGCAGTGTTTCTCTGCCCGATGTCAGCGGCAGCTTCACGGCGCTGACTGGTACGACACCGATTCTGGGCGAGCCATTGCCTGAGCGCACTGGCAATAGTGCGATCGGATTACAAACTCCCATCGCGGGCTTTCTCGATCCTTCGTACATCTCCGATGTCAATCTCTCGAATGCGGCCTATCGCATTCAGTATCTGCCCGCCGTACAGACACCGCAGGAGGATTCTCAGAAGCCTGCTGCCGCGACCGCATTGAGTGCTGTCGGGAGCATTGGAAAGATTACGCTCTCGGCGACCATCGCAGACTTACAGCCGGGTGAGGTTTTAGAGTTTTACTCCGCGTCATCGAATGACAGAACGTTAGCGACTCGCGTTGGTTATGGAGCGCAGTCTGTCTTTGTTCATGACGTAGCCACTGGTGCAACGCGGTACTACTGGACGCGAGTTCGGAGAGTACAGCCCGGCGTTGACTTGTTCTCTGAGTGGTTCCCCGTCAGTGCGACTGGTGGACTTGCCGCTAGCACGTCTACGGTTACGACAACGGATATTGCGGCAAATGCGGCGACTGAAACCTACTCATCCAGCTCTAAACCTGACTCGACCATTTCGACTCAGGATACTGGTGGCGACCCTTCAAATTGGACGGCCACCACTTCTGCCGGGACTGTAACCATCACGGGCGGGTACCCGTACAACGTAGTTGTCATCGCCACCCTCGCTATTACAGCTAGATACAACAGCGCTGGGGCGACACCAGAATGGTTCTGGAATATCCAGACTGCATACACCAGCGTGCCGTTTAATGCGCAGCAAGAGTACGGGGTGATTCAGCCAATTGCGGGAGAGCTGTCAGAAGAGGCGTATTGCTTCCGCGCGATCTTTAGTGTCCCGGCGGATGCGAGAACCTTTGTTGTGCAAGGTGGAATTACGAAAGGTGACGGCGCAGACGCTGGAGATGTGTTGATCGCAAACACTCGCCTTCTCACCGTCGAGGTGATCAAAAAGTGATTGCGGTCAGCTTCTACGATCCTGAGACCGGCCTCTTCACTGGCGAGCAATTGTGTTGTCCACTAGATTCGCTACCTGGGAATACTCTTGGCAGATCCTACGTCATAGGCCTGCAGGATCACAGGTGTAGGCGCGTGGACCTTCAGACTGGGGAAGTCGTTGACTTCATCCCGCCACAGCCATCAGAAGCTCACGAGTGGGATGGAAAGCGGTGGAGGTTCGGCGCTGCTGAAAGAAAGCGCATCAGAGACGACAAGAACGCGCGGTTTCGAATAGCAAAGCTTGAGGCTGCGCAGCATCGCAGGGTTCGCGAACTTCTTGCGGCCAACGATCCTATGCTCAAGAGGCTCGACGAGCAGATAGAAGAAGAGAGGACAAAGCTCATCGGGCAAACGGACGCCACGTAACCCCCGCTGCAAAGCGGTTGGATTTGAAGTCTGTTTGCGTGCTCCATTCCCGACTGTAGGACAAGTTGGCCGACCAACTCTTTGTGAACTCTACGGCGTAGCCCACAGAGACACTTCCTAGAGGGTTTTGCGCGACTGTTTCACGTTCTGTGTGAAGCCGAAAACCAAAGCTTGTCGGGTTCAATGTCCCTGGTAGTCCGTTTGCCGGAAGTGAATGCAGAAGCTCAACACTGTCTACAACTTCGTAGTAACGAACGATTCTGTAATCGTCGTAGATCGCCGATGCATTCAAGTAGATGCCGCTGAGCTGAAAGCACGCGGCTAGTGCTTTAAGTGTGCAGAACATTGTTTAGGCCCTGGCGAATAGCACGAACAGGAATGCGATTGGAAGCGCCACGACGATAGCGGCGACTAAGGACGCAAAGAAACACTTAACAAGGAAGGCTACCAGCGTCCAGAACTCCATATCGAAATTGACAACAGTGACACGCTGACCCGGCTGAATTGTTGGCTGTTCTACGTGATCCATTTCGACTCCTTGAACTAGGTTTTTATGGCCGATACATACACTACCGCAGGAAAAGTCAGGAAGATAGAGGACGCCACGCGCTCCGCGACTTGGGGGCCGACTCTCAACTCGGACACCATCGAACTACTGGCCGACTTCGCGGGCGGTATCGAAGAAATCGACCTAGGGACTGCGACTTCACATTCCCTAGCCGCTCTGTCTAATGGAACGGACAGCGAGTCGCGAGCGGCATACATCAAATTCTCTGGCACCCCTGCAAGTGCTGTCACAGTAACTTTGCATGCATCTATAGAGAAGAAGCTCTACTTCGTTATCAATGAGTGCGGCCAGACACTAACTGTCAAATACAGCACCGGGACTACCGTAGTCCTTGCGAACGGGGACCGTACCTTTGTTTGGTGTACAGGTTCAAACGTTCAGTCGGTTAATGGGACTTATGGAACGATCGCTCTGACGGCTAGCGGGCCCATCCCGTCAACGTCCGTGACTGTTAGATGGTCAAGGACAAATGGCATGGTCACTCTGTCCGTGCCGTCCACGTTCGCCGCAGGAAACATCACGGCGACGCACTTAACCTGCACCGCTCTGCCTAGCTATCTGTGGCCAGCCTTAACGCAATCGAGCATAGCTGTATCGACGCGTGATAACGGCACGGATCAAACCTCACCTGGTGTTGCAAACATCAGTACGTCTGGGGTGATTACCGTCTACCGCACCTGGGCAGGGAATGGATTCACGGCAAATTCTGGTTCGACGGGCTTCGCCAATTGGTCCGTTAGCTACACCGTATAACCCATGAACGAGCGCGACCTTCTCGACGCTGCTCGCGGAATTGAACCCACTGAGACCACTTCATTGAAAGACCACGTAAAGCTAGTCGCTGACGGCGCATCTATCTCCACTGTTGTAGCGACCGTCGCCGGTTGGCTGCCGGAGATTGCTGCACTTGTATCAATAGTCTGGGGCTGCATTCGGATCTACGAGACCGAGACTGTTCGGCGTGTCGTTGCTCGATTTAAGAGATCATGAGCTTCAAGTCGGCCTTTGAGCGAACCGTCGGAATCGAAGGCGGTTACTCAAACAATCCGCTTGATAGAGGCGGGGAGACTAAGTTCGGAATAACCATCGCTGTTGCGCGCGCTTTTGGATACAAGGGCAACATGCGGGACTTGCCGCTTGAGACTGCGCAAGCGATATATCGGACAAACTATTGGGACGCGCTGAAGCTCAATCAAATCGATTCGCTGTCGCCGGCAGTCGCCGAAGAGCTGTTCGACACCGCGGTTAATTGCGGTGTCTACTTTGCGGCAGAGTCGTTACAGCGTGCGCTCAATGCGCTAAATCGCCAGCAGGAGGATTACAAGGATCTTCCTGTAGATGGCGTCCTTGGGAATGAAACGGTCGCGGCGCTTGGCACATACCTCCTAAAGCGAAAGCTGCCGGGTGAGCGTGTTCTATTGAGGGCGCTGAATTCCTTGCAGGGTGGTCGGTATATCGAGATCACAGAAAAACGGCCGCCGAACGAAACCTTTGTTTATGGCTGGTTCCTCAATCGAGTATCGCTGCCATGAAGCTCCGCACCAAGATTCGGATCACTGCCTGCGCGACGCTGTACGCGTCTATATGCGCACTCTGCGCGCTTAAGCCTGCCCGCGCCGACGTCGTTGTGTGTGTTGACCAAGCCTGCACGCAGCGGACAGCTAAGCCTAAAGCCTCTCTCGTCGCAACAGACGTTGTGCTCTGGTGTTCAAGCGGATCGACAGCTGGTTCGCAGTCATGCGCAACGCCTCAGCCTCTACGCTATGGGAGCGTACAGCAGTACTCCTGGGTGCTGACTGATACAGGGTGGTATCGGTTGCAGGACGTTCCTACAGCTCCTGTATTTGTGCAGGTCAACTACATATGCAGAGTTAAAGCTAGTTTTTTGGAGTACCGGTGGGAAGTGCTGAATACTTTCGATGGAGCTGCGGTGTGGTACTGCGACACGCCGACAGAAATAGTTCGTCATCATTACTGCGGTGACGTGAGGCGTTTCCCGCAAGCTATCGCGCGTGCTGGACTTGAAGCACTTGGGATCGCGGCTCAAAACAATCAAACACGAGCCTGCACGGCCACCGAATTCGCGCTCGTGCAGAAGATCGATACTGAGCAGGCCCCGCAGATCACCGTCGCCCCGAACGGCACTAGCGCCACACGGCCAATCTACGCGGCGACTGCTACCAATCGACGCGGCGCTGAGGTTGGCCGCATAAGCGTTCTGACCAACGGCAAGCCAACTCCCTGCAGCCGTAAGCGCCTACAAAGCGCCGATGGCACGGGTTCTATGTATTTCGAGGTTCAGGGCGGGTACACACTGTGCAAAATCGTCGGCCCGATCAGCAAGTAGATTTTGATTACCGCCTGACCTATCGCA